ACCGTAACCGTGATATTAGCGCCACCGGTTGTTGATAGAGACGGCGTTAGACTTGATCCGAGTCCTCCGGCGATAGAATTAAGCCCAGCGTTGTATCCCGTCGATGCTGTAATTCGGTCATTATAAATCTTATTGATAGCATCTATTTCGCTCTGTGTCTTTCCGCTTGATCCTGCGGCGGCAAGCGCTGCCTCTCTTTCTTTCTCGATATCGTCTTTCTTCTCACCTGTTCCAAATACCCCGGTTAATACTTCTTTAGCGGCGGCGGCTGTTTTCTCTGCATCATTCCAAACGCCCGCAAGCTGTTCTTTGATCTTTTTCATTGCGTCTGAAAGCGCGTCGCCAGTCAATCCGCTTGATATTGCGTTTGCTATTTTTGCACCGATAGCCGCCAGCGTTTCGCTCATTGATTCGGTATAAACTGCGGCCTGTATGACCGCCTTCATGATAAACTCTTTTATGCTCGTCATGAAATCCTGCTGATCGAGGCCATTTACAAGCGAGTCAACAAGCGTATCTGCGATATCTGACCCGATATTTGCAAATGACTCATAGAAGGACGCGGCCTTCTCTCGTATTGACGAAAGTGAAGTTTGGAAGGCGTATGTTGCTTTTGCGGCGTCAGTCCAGAGCGACTTGTTCTCCTTGAGCGTGCCATTCGCTTCGCGCAAAGCTGCTGCCATCGGGTAGAGCGCGTCATTAAGTAGCGACTGATAGTTTTCATTTACGGCCTCTACTTCTTTGCTCGTCTTACCGAATGCAATTATATTTGCCTGTAATTCTGTAGCCCACTTCTCGAGTATAGCCGAAGATTTTGACGTAACGGCGTTGTTTTTATAGACGGTATCGTAAACGTCTTTTGTAGCGTCGGCATATTTTATCGCGGCGTCTGATTGATCCTTAAGAGATTTTGTCGCAAGGACGGCGTATTCAGCCGCCTTTTTATCGGCCTCTGCCTTTTTCGCAGTTCCGCGAGATGCGCTCATGGTTGCAACATATGATTCTCTATACGCGCGCGCATAGGCATCTTGATATTTAGCAAGCGCCGTAGCCGAATCCGTCGCGGCCGTGCTTACTTTATCAAGATAATCGGCGGCCTGTTTGCTTCCAAGGAAATCTTCAAACGGCGATTTGCCTCCGCGTAATATCTCTATTAGTGCCGCGTATGCCTCGCGCGTGTTTACCGCGAGCTGCTCGGCGGCTGTCGCCGTCTCTGCCATCGCGCTCGCGATTCCAGATGCAACGAACGCGGCTGCTCCTGCTGCGGCGAGACCTGCGGCCTTCGCGTAGTTTTTTTGTGCAATCTCTATTGCTGAAAGTGCGAGAAGCTGCGATCCTAGAGCGCTAAGAACTTGAGACAGTGCCAGCATCGCAATCTTACCGAACTCTTCAAACCCCGCGCCGCTCGTAAGCGCTTTACCTAATTCAGCAAACGTTGATCCTATCGAGTCTTTTAAAATGCCTCCGATGTTTGAGAGCGTTGTATTCCACGTTTTGTTTATCTCTTTAAGGTACTCCGCGTCGTCTTTCGCGCGTTGATCTATCTGGCCTTGCTTGAATGCCGTTATCTGCTCGTCATAATATTTATTTATATTTGCGACGGTTTCCGCGTCAGCCTTCTTTTCTTTGGCTTCTTTAATCGACGCGGTTCGCTGGGCTTCTATGCTTTTAAGATTTGCGGATAATATTTCATCGTCGTAATATTTTGCTATGCGCGCAACTTCCTCGACCGATTGGTTTTTATCTTCCGCCAACTGTATTGCGGCATTCTTTTCTTTCTCGAGTCTCGTTATTGTGCTCGACAGTATTTTTTCGTTCCAGGAAATAGCAAGTTCTGACGATTCTTTGGAAACCGTTTCGACTACTTTCCCCGTATCCTTGATAGTCGTCGCGAGTTTCTTTTGCGCCTCTACCCACTCCTTCGTCCCGATGATATATTTATTTGATTCTGCAAGTTTGGTATTATAATCTTGTACGGCTTTTATAGTTTTCTTATATTCGTCGGTAACCCTTGACGACGCAATGCCGATAGCGATCACTTTATCCTCAGAGATTCCAAGGTCTTTGGACATTTGTTTGATGTTCGCCTGCGCCTCTTCAAAAGACGCCTCGCCCTTTGAGGCGTTAGCCATTACCTCTTGAACTTGTTGTATTTGTTCAGCGGTGAGTTTTGAAGCGTTCATCAAACCCTTAAACTCTTCGGTTATCTCCTTGATCGCCGATTGTTGTACCGCGTTCCCAACGCCGATAAGAGCCGCAACAACAAGTCCGAGCGCGATAATTATTCCGGTCGGCCCGAAAAGCGCCGTTGTGTTAAGCGACACGATTGCGACTTTTAACGCCTGTATGCTTCCCAAAACTCCGGGCATAGCGGCGACAACCTGCGAAAGCATAATTCCAATACCAACCGCCGCAATCATTTTAAGCGTGGTCGCGAGATTATTATTCTCCGTCGCCCATGACACAAACCCGCCGACAACGTCGGATACGGCGCTTACGATTGCCTTGACCATCGGGAGGAATACGTCGCCTATCGCCGCGCCCGCCTGCTTGAAGTTGTCCTGCATCGTCGAAAGTCTACCGCTTAATGTTTGCGAAGCGATATCCATTCCCTTGTAAAACAGTCCGCCTTCGCTTGTCATTTTCTCGAAGGCTTTCGTGAGTTCAGAACTTGATACTTCTCCCGCCGTTATGAGTTTGTACATCTCTTGTACGGTCATGCCCATGCTTTCGGCGAGTTGTGTCTGTATAGGAACGCCCGCGTCGCTTATCATATTCAGCGCCTCGAGCGATACCTTTCCGGTATTCATCACCTTGACATATCCGCGCGTAATCGAATCGAGTTTTTCTATATTGCCGCCCGCCGTATCTCCAAGCATGCGGAACGTTCCGGTTACTGCCTCTATATCGTTTCCCAGTACGGGCAATAATTGCTTTGCTACTTTACCGATACCCTCAAGCTCGAAAGGCGTCGTGGCGGCTTCTTTGTTAAGCGCCTGTATCATGGCGCGCGCGTTATCAGCGCCGCCCACAAGCGGCGTAAACGCGGCGGTCATGTCTTCTATTTTCGCGGCCTGTCCGACAGTAGACCCCCATACCGCGTCGAATCCCTGCTTGAGCAATTGGAATGCGGCGATAGGACCCTGCATTACGTCGCGCATTTTGGCAAACGATTCACCCATCGCGCTTGTAGATTTTTTTACCGCCGTCTCCATGCTTCTGAGTTGTTTTGGGAGGCTCGAGCTATCTATCTTTGTATCAATCTTTATGCTTCCGTCGGCCATGGTTAAGCCCTCCCTGGTTATCTATTTACGAAAAAGCGGACCGAGTACTGACCCCGCTTGATGCTTACCTTTTAATGCAAAACGCTCTTTTAGTTTTACCTGTTCAATGCGCGATTCCGCCGATGCGTTCGGGTCAATCGGCCTTGCTCGTATCTCAATAACTCGCTTGAGCATGGTGTCGTCTGGAAGCGATTTGAAAAGCTCCACGAACTGCCACCAATGAAGATCGACCGCTGTTAAGTCAATCCCGTAAGCCTGTACAAACGCCGCGTATAATCGCCCGGCGTCCTCGCGGAAGTCAAACACACTGTCGCCTCCGGAGCCTTCGCCGTCGTCGCCCATCGTGATAAACTCGCGGAGCTTATCCCAAAGTTCAGGATCGTTAGGCGGAGCTCCGTCGAATAGGTGCCCGACGATTGCGACGGCCTTATCCATGTCGTCCGCGTCGCTTTCCTGGATCTCGATGACGCGTAGAATTGTCTTGAAGTCACACCGAAAAGCCACCCCGCAAATTGTGCGAGGAAGCTCATCGATGAGTATTGACGGATTAGCGGGCAACATTTTCCTTGATGCCCTGGCTCATAAGGCCGGATATCGCGATTACGATCTGCATGATCGCGAAGATATCGTTCTTCGATAACCGCTTGATCTTGTTCCATTCGCGTTCACCGAGGGCCATGACGATCACATCACGCGCGAGATTGGATACCTCGTCGACCGAGTCGCCGCTTTCGATGTGCCTGACTATGGCCTCAAGCTCCGAGGCCTTTCTAATCCACGCCTTGATCGATTCCGTGTTTCCGCACGAAAAGGAGAACAGGCTCTTTTTACCGTTCGGCCACTCTACCGAAAGCGTCTTTACCGATGACTTGATCTTGATAGTTTCCATGATGTTCTTTGCCTCCTAGCAAATAAGCCGGACCCTGATTTTTCAAGGCCCGGCATGGTTACGTTTTTGTTATACCGGGAAGTCGCCCGAGTCGAGCAACGCGGTAGCGAACAGGACGACGCGGCCATAGGCGTTGAGCTCGAACATATTCAAATACTGCCCGACAGCGGCGTTGATGTTCGCCGCAGACGTATAGGAAACGAGATCGCCCGGATACGAGTCGGCGTTCGGCGCGAGTGCGGCGGCGGTCAGCTTGTACGCGATGGAGTTCCCGGCGCCAGCGGTCGCGGTAAACTTCGTGGTTCCAGCGGCTGATCCCGGAGCGACGACGGAGGTCAGCGCACCAGCGGCGGCACCGGTCGTGTCGGACGGTTCCCCATTGATGTGAACCTCGAAGGTAAACGACTTCTTGCCGTTCGCGTCACCACCACCGACGACGATGTTGGTAAGGGTACACGGACCCATAACCATGTTTCCCGCCGAGTCATACGCGCGGAAATTGGTTTTAAGGTCGTCGCCGAGGGCGAGCTTTTTAGCCGCAATGTAATCCTGCGCAAGATCACCGATAACACGGTGTCCGGTCGCCGCATAGGTGAGCTGCTTGCCGATTACGTCGGAGCTTCCGAAACCGTTGCCGTCAAGGTAGGCGGTCTGGTCTACGTTATCATTGGTAGCGGGAACAAAGGAAGAGATTCCCTTCCCGAGCCGCTTCCATGTCCTCGAAGCGCCTTCCGGCGTCGTGTCGATCTCGAAGAGATCCTGAAAATTGAGTTCAAAGTTCATTTGTCTCAACTCCTTTCATATTCGATTTTTAAGGTGTTCATATACACGAACGCCCCGGTATCCGATTTACTCACGAACATAGTATTCGCGATAACCTGACAAGTTATCATAATGCCGCCCGCGATGGCAAACTCGCCCATGTCGAGCGCCGTGATTATCGCGTCAAGTTGCTCGCGCGCTTTCTTCGCGTCGATTGATCTCGCGTAATACGAAACCATTTGTTCGCCAACGAATGACCCGTCAATATAGGACGACTCGCGCGCCGTTGACGGATCATGCCGCGCAATTATGGCCTCGACCGCTGTCGGGAAAGCGTCTTGCACAATGGCCGCGTATGGCGTGATTCGCGCCTTTAGGTAGTCGTTTAACTCCTTGATGATGTTCATTTAGTCAAACTCCTTTTGCGCCACGGCCACCCAGTTTTTTTTATACAACCGCTTTGCCACCTCGAACCACTTCATTGTCGCGCGCGAGTTCACGTCCTTCGATTTATTCGGCGCCTCGTAGTACTGATATCGCGTGTACGGCGTGTTCCAGGATATCTCCCCGCCTTCTGATGCGATGATACCCGATTCCTCGAGCGTTCCCATGTCATGCGGCGCGAACTGGTTAGAATCCGCAAGGACGCGCTGATCTAACATGAATTGCGCTTTCTCGGTCAGGCGTTCCATTCGCGTAAGGACCGCCATGTTATTCATCTCGAAAGATGCGGTCATGCGCCCGGCCCCTTGAGCATCGCCTCATAGTGATGCACGTTCGCGCTCATGTCGTACTCATGATTGACCGTCCGCACGATGAACGGCAGATTTGCGAATACCACCTTATCGAGTTCCTTCGGGACAACGCCGGCCGGCAACGAGTTCGCGCAGTCGTAAAACATAACGAGCTTATCGTCGCGCGCCTCGCCCTGCGCCGTAAGCGCCGTTTGCCTCGTCGGCTGAAAGCGCACGTATGAAAGATTGACGGCCGTCCCGTACGTCGGCGCCTGGTATTCGTCAATCGATACGAACGGGTATAGCGTTGCCGTATGGCACAAAACTCGGCGCGGTATCGGTATCACGGATAGCACCTCCGCACGCTGCGATTCATAAGCCCGGTCAGCGCAAGGAACTGCACGGCCCGCGATGCGAGGACGGGACGCTGTACGCTTCCGCCCTGGCTCTTGTTATTGGAAACGGAGAACGACCCGATTGATAAGGAGGCAATATCTCCCAGGCCGTCCCCGTTGATGACATAGTTTTCCGCCTGCGCGCACGTTGCCTTTTGGACAAGCGTCTGATAGACGGTGTCAAGATCAGCGAAGGTAAACGAAAGACCGGAAGCTATATCGATATCATCGCTCGCGCGCGCGAGATACTTTGTGATATTTGCGTCCGTATCCGTTGCGCCCTGATACGTCGTCTTATAGTATTCAAGCGTCGCATAGCTCATTTGATCACCTCGATATGATAGCCCAAGCAATAATAAAGCGCCTTTGCGCCTTGCGTAGTTTTCAAATTAAAAGAAGCGTTTTCGGCAAGCGGTAAAAAAAGATTTGCCGTTACAAAAGAAGACTGCACCGAAAGATATATTTTGAACGATTGCAGATTTGTCACACTGTCGTAAAAATAAGCATTTCCGCTTACTGATTCCGACCTTATCGATCCATATTCAATTACAATGCGCTTTCCTACGCCGGGAGCCGGTAGAATTATCGTTCCGGTCTGGTTTGTCGAATACTCGCCTGATGTCATATACCGCTGTGCATTCTTGCTTTTTACCTGGTATACGGCGCTTGTATCAGTTGGCCCGGCGTTTATTACGTTGGCGTCTTGCGCTGTTTTTTCTACACGATGATAAAGCTCGAAAAGCGTCCCGAAAGACGCTGATTCGGCGAGGTAGTTTGTCCTGATGTAATTCGCCGAGAGGTACAAGCCCGCCCGGATATCATCGAGAACGACGCGGGCCATTTAGACGCGCACCCATCCGTCGTTAAGATACGGGCCAATGTCGCCAATGCGTCGAATGCGGGTTACTCCGCCTTTCTTGATAGAAACCTTCTTGTCGGGATCGTCGGCTTCAATAGGCGCGGAGGCTTTTACCTCAACGACTCCCTGCTCGATCTCTTCGGTATCGTCGATCTCATCGACTGCTTTTCTCGGTCGTCCTGCCATGTTCATTCCTCCACGTAAAAAGAAAGTAGGCCGCGAGTTATTACGCTCGCGGCCTCAAGTGATTAGGCCGTTGCCTGGATAGTCTCGAACCGGATTGCGCGTCCGTTCTCGTCAAGCTCAACCAGCGCGCCATAGTACCCGGAGGTTACGACGTCGGCGACGGCGGTCGCGGAAACGATTTCGACGTATCCGGTAGTGTCAAAGTCGTCGTAACACGCGGGAGCGGTTTTCGCGGCGGCGGATCCGCCATCGAAGTAGTAGAACTTGTGGCCGGTATCTTTTGTCGCGTAGTCGGCGATGGTATAGGTGACGTTGGTCGCACTGGTCGTCTTGAGTTCATCGGCGCTGAATCCCGCGATAGTAGCGGTCTTGAGCGAGACGAAAATCGCGTTATGCTTGTTATCGTATACCCAGCAATCGTGGTACACGCGGGCCATTACCTTCTCGCCGTCTGCGGTCTGGTTATCGTCAGCGGAAACTACCTTGATTTTCTGGTGCTTCACGAACGCATCGGCCGCAGACTGCGCCATTACGACAAAGTTCATGTCCCGTGCCCAAGCCTTCGAGGCGAAACCGTTGGTCGCGCTGAAAGTGTATTCGGTTTTCATGCGGGCGGAGGGAACGACTACGATCTGCACACCGTCAATCTCGTATACCTTGCCGTTTACAGCGTTCGGCCCGGTCGTTACATTGATGGACTTCGAGAGCTGGGTAGACTGGCGAAGCACCTTGTCGTAAGCGCCGGAGACGTAAGCAATAAGCGGTTCCTGCTCGCCGATGGCGTCCTGGATGTCGCCGATGGCTTCCTGGAGGGTTCCAAGAGCGGTCGCGGCAACGGGCGAGTAGTACGCATAGCGCACGGCGGTATCGTTCACGATGGACTTGAACACCTTCGAATACCGATAGGCGTCAAGCTCGGGAACGGTCTGCGTGCGGGTAAACTCGGCGATGGTGTTCGCGGAGGAAGCTACCTGCATAGTCTCGTCTGCGTCCATGACGTCGAGAAGGAATGCGATGCCGCGATCCTGCGAAATAAGCTGATCTTCCCAGGTGTTAGAAACCGCACCGGACGGGTATCCCGTTTCCCGGTTATAGTTTCCGAGGCCGCCCACGGAAAGCTTGGCGATCTTGACCGTCGATCCGCCGTTATACTGCACGCGGTTAGCGTTCGCAGTCATAGGCGCGGAGGTCAATCCGGCGGTGATCACCTTGTCCAGAATGTCGGTGTAGATGATCGATTTGTTGATGGTATTAGCCATATTAGTTACTCCTCGGCCGGGTATAAAAAAGGCCCGACCTATAAACCGAAAGTAATTGAGTCGTTAAACTCGTTCACCTTGATTTGAAGGTCAAGCCCTTTTTACCCGCGAGGATGCGCGGCCATGTGTATTAGTATAGCCAGTTATTTTTACTTGTCAAGCGTTACTTGACGATTCCTGCCGCCTTGTAAGCCGCCTGTAAAGCAACGTCCTGCGCGCTCGCGGTATCGGTTTGCGTCCTCATGCCGAATGCCTGGCCGGTTTTGGATACGAAGTCAGGAAACTCGGCAAGCACCGCCTCGATCTTCGCCGCAATGCTGTCGCCTTCGTATACCCCGGAAGTTGCGAGCTTTACGATCTTGTCCGCCTTATCGGCAGATACGCCACGGGCGAGTGCTTCCGCTTTCGCTTCGGCGCGGTCAGCGCGGGCGACGGCTTCGCTGTTCGCGGCCTCGAGTTCCTTCGCGCGAGCGGTCAGCTTCTCGCCTTCGCTCATCTGCGAATCCTTCCATGCCTTGAATGACGCGAGATCCTGCTTGATGTTACCGGTAGACTCGAGTCCGGCCTCCTTGAGCATCTTCGCGGCTTCCTTCGCCGTGTTCTTTGCGATAAGGTCGTTAACCTGGCTGTCGGTATACTTCGCCGCCTCTGCCGGTTTCTGCTCGGTCGCGGCCTGCTGCGCGGGTCCTTGAGCCTGCGCGCCCTGTGTTCCTTCGGTTGTCGCGGTAGTCGCTACTATTTCGTCTGCCATGTTATTTCATCCTCCTGTGGATTTAATTGCAGTAATTTATGTGCATCTTAATTGGCCCAAAGATTATGAGCAAGATAATCTTAAAAAAATATTCCCATTTCCTAACGCCGTCGCCGCCTTCTCTTGCCCATGAAAAAGGATGCGACCATTTCTTGTCTGTGTTCTTAAACGCAAATATAAGCCCTTTAACAAGCTCTATTTTTGTTATTGTGAAAGTACCCATTGAGGCGTCCATTAAGATCGCCCCCATTTCTGGCTTTGAATATACGCCGCCTTCGTTTTCTTCGTCTGTGTCTTTTGCAACCGCATAAAAGCCTATGAAGTATTGCCATGGCTTGCGCAGATATAACAATTCGCGCCCAAACTTACGGTCTTTTTCTATTCTGTTAAACGTAACGTCAAGCCCCATTTACTTCACCTCTGCTATTTGCTCGCGGTCGCGTCGCCGCGTTCTTCCCGATTCATCGATAAACGCCCTCATGCGCGCCTGTGCGTTCTTAACCTTTTGTCGCGCTTCCGGCGTCTTGAGTAACGTCTCGTCGCGCTTCGCCTTCCTTATCTGGCGCTCAAGGTATCGCTGTTTCTGGCTCGCCTTGTAGGCTTCTTCGCTTTCCTTAACCGGATACGGCTGATACGACTTTTCCATGCCCGGCGTGTATGCGTAAAGCTCATGCGCGCAATTATAGCCGCCGATGCCTTCGCCGGTTCCGTATCCCGTTTCAGACAACGGCGGGTAATTCGGATTTGTCCCGGATCTCGAATAGACGCGGCCCTGAAACGGAACGTGTTCCGGGCGGCTTCCTACGTGGCTTGATACGAGTACGAGGTCAATATCGAACTGGTTAAACCGTGCGTCTTGGGTAGCATTCACCGTCTCGCGCACGTTTCCACGAACTACCAGAGACGCATAAGCCTCCG